GGTCAGCGCAACACCGATGACCAGCTGAATTAGTAGTGATACGGGGTCGAAGAATGCTGTTGGTTCGCCCGGTCGCAGCTTGGAGTGCAGGATTGTTTGGCGCATGAAGAACCGGTAGTCCTTCTCACTCATGCCGGTGAGCTCCATTATCTGCCGGTCCTGGGGCAGCAGTGCTATCGGGCGGTTAGGAGTCAGCATTAGTTCAGGTTGATGTTGCCGGTGGAAGGAAGCGCACCAACGAGCTTTTGGGTTAGCACTCTCCTTGGTGCATTCTGTGCTACTGCATCGAGGGGGCTGCCAAGCCTGACGGATAGGCGGCTGCTGTCATGCTCCAAGCCAGTGATGGCGTAGGTCTCCTCGCCGTAGGTTCTGCCTTCATCCAAGCTTTCGGGGTCAAGCCATACCGTGCGAATAACGATTAGCCAGCGTGAGTTGGTTGACTCTTGGAATACTGAGAGCGCCAGTGCGTTGACAGCAAAGACAAGGCTTGCGTCGATGTTTGCAGCCTCTAGGTCTACCGTTCCACCGGAGAAGCCGAAGGCTCCGTACATGTAGTTGTTGCCGTCGTAGTTGCGGTTCTCCCCGTAGTGGAAGTTCTGGAAGTAGTAACCGGCGTCGGTGCCATCAGCTTTTAGGAGCTTGATGTACGTTCCAATGGCGAGCATCAGCGCATACCTACGGAAGCGCGGGCTGCTGGCTTGTTGCGTAGGTCGCGGAAGACTTCAGCTCTGGCTTGCTTGGCGCTGGCTGCTGAGGCGAGTTGCATCTGCTCCACGGTTGCATACTCCACATTATTAATCACTTGCGTTTCTACTACTAAGGAACCGCCACCGCCGACAGTGGTTTGGCTGCTGCGTTCCATGGAGCGTTCACGCATGTAGCTGTTGGTGGTTGTGATTGAGCTGGTGTTTTCGGCGAAGGCGGAGGAGATATCAGCGCTGTCGCTGCTTACGCTGCCGTCCGCTCCAGGGCTAGAGCCGCCGCTCATCGCACCCCGTGCATCAGCAAACGCATCATTGGGTATTACAGTGCCAGCCGAATCAGGGATAAACAGCTCCGGTCCACGCTCGCCAACGACTGATAACTTGTTCGGCTCAGGTCTGCCGCCATCTGCAAAGCCTGGAATCTTCAGCCCCGCCCCAAGACTCGAGAATGCAGCATTGAGGAACATATTTCCAAGATTGCTCAGCATATCACTAAGTATATCATTCAAGTCTTTGGTGCCTTTTATTAGCCCTTGGATCCCGCTAGTCAAACTACCACTGATGATATCAAACGAACCCTTGAGCAGCTCTTCGGTTTTGGTGAGTTCATCATTCACTTCAGGCAGTTTGCCCGCAAAGAACTCACCCATGTCTGAGCCAAAATCAGACGCCGCACTTCTCAATACATTGAGATCTGCCTGATCCTTCTTGGCCTGAGCCAGCGCAGTGAGTTCAGCCTGCCTGCCTGCTGCGACTTCAGCGTTGATTCGCTTGACGACATCCTCGTATTCAAACTGATTCTGTAGTCCTTGCTGGATGTAGCTGTTGTTGGTCGAACCAAGGGCAATGCTCCTGTCCAGCTCTTGATTGATGCTTGCATAGGCTTCGCGTTGACTTTCAATTAACCGTTGGGCTTCTTCCAAAGCTCTTTGTCTTTCTCTCTCTGCCTTTGCAGCTGCACTTGCACCCTTGCCCTTGCCATTGCCCTTGCCATTGCCATCGAGTAGTTCGAAGGGGTTGGTCTGCTCAGTCGCCTTTGGCGGGGCAGCAGTTTTGGAACTCAGAATCCGTTGTGATTTTTGAATCTGCAGAAGGACTTCATTAAGCTCTCCTTTTTTCGCGCCGATCCTTGCAGCACCAACACCAGGAATCAGGCTTAAGAATCCACCTGCGGAATCTTTCAGCTCTTTCTGGAGCTTGTCTCTCTTGGCGAGCAAACCTGTGAGGGTTGCTTCTTCTTGTCTTAGGGCTGCCTGCGCCTGTTCATAAGGCTGGTTCTGGAGCGTGTTGTCGAATGCCCCCGTTTCCAATCCTTGAAGCAAATCCTCTTGACGGCCCCCCGAGGCAACGCCATTGACGACATAATTGACGCCAACGGTGACGATGCCGATTGCCGCCAGCCGTCCCAATGAAGCCGCCAAGGCATTGACTTTTCCTGCCGCCGTTAGGGATGCATTGCCAGCCAAACCTGCGCTTGTGGCAGTGGCAGCCAGAACGCCGGTAATGCCAAGTTTCAGCGCAATAATTGCCTTAATGGCCTTGGAGACTAGGAATGCTTTCGCTGCGAATTCAGCAAGTTTCAGCGCAGCATTAACAACAGGCTGAGGAATGCCTTTTAGGAATCCTGTTACGCTTACCAGTAGCTTTTCAAAGCTCTGTAATATCTCAATGGTTTTTGGCTTCAGCAGCTCACCAAATGCCGCCGCAGCACGACCCAATGAATCAATTGCATTGCTGAGTTTTGCGTCAAGCGTGTTAGCTGTGTTTTCAAATGCCTTGGCAAATTTACCATTGCCTGTTGTCAGATTCTTAATTGCCTGTTCAACAGCAGGGAAGCCAACCTGTCCTGTTTCGATTAAATTGGCGACTTCTTTCTCTGCTACGCCATAGCCCTTGGCGAGTTCAGCAAGCAGTGGGATTCCACGCTCTTGGAATTGGTAAAGCTCTTCAGTCTGCAGCTTGCCTTTTGCCCTGACCTGTCCATATGCAAGCGCCAGGTCATTGACCCTTGCTCCTGTGGCCGCTGCAGCTTTACCTAGACGTTCAGTCGATTGGACAAGCTTGCCATTCTCGATACCAAATGCGCTTAATCGTTTGGCGGTATCAGCCAGCTCAATGAAACTGAATGGTGACTTCTTGTTGATGACCTGCAGTTCGGCAAGGATGCCCTTTGCCGTCTTCAGACTGCCGGTGACGGTTGCTAGCTGCTTGGTGGTGCGCTCCAGCTCTGCGGTCTTGCCAAAGACGAACCTGGCTGCATTCAGCAGTGCCAAACCGCCGATCACATTGCGGATGCTTTTGCCAAGCTTGTTGACTTTGCCAGACGCTTGTTGGGAGCTGTTGCCTAGCTTTCTGATTCCGTTCGAGGCTCTACCTGTAGAACCAGCCAATTGTTTTGCCGCCTTATCTGTACCTTCCAGGCTCCTTTCAAGCTTCTTAACTGCCTGACCACCAAGAACCTTGGCAACAATATCGACGCTATACTGCTGAGCCAAGCCATTGCCAGCGATTCTCCTCCAATTTTACCTGCGTCCTTTCTTGCTCTTATCCATCGCTTTCTTCTCTTCGTCGCTGCGCAGGTTTATGTACGCCACCCAGAGCCAGAGTTCTTCGGGCGTCATCTGCTCTCTAAGTTCAGCCAGCGTTTTTCCTAGCTTTTCTGCTACTACCAGTTGAGCCGTCAGCTCCGGGTCCTTCGCCAGCTGCTCCTTTATAGCTTTTCATGTCAAGCTCTTCGTCATCTTCTTCGGCCTCCGCATTGCCGAGCAGTTGCAACATCAGGGCTTCTACAACACTCGCGGGCAGGGAGTTGCGAAGCTCGGCCAAATCACCCTGATGGAACAGAGGCATGCCGTTCTCGTCCTTGGCCTTGCTGGCCAGCAGATGCAAGGCAAAATCCGTGTTATCGTCAGACTTGGCGAGTTTTTGCGCTCTCGTTCTCTCGGCCAATGTCAGCGGCGTCATCCAGAACTCAAAGACCGAACCATCAGGGAGCTCAACGCGCCTTAACGCGGGCTCCATATTTACTGCCTTCTTGAGTACGTCTAAAGCTCGCATAGCCGTGGTATTGCTGCTTATATCTTAGCAGCACTCTGATTTTCAGAAAGCCCCAGGATGAATCCTAGGGCAAATTGGGCTACGCCTTGAGGCCGAATGCAGAAACCATTCTCTTCACGGAGAAGGAAAGTTCTGCGCTGGTTGGGTCATCGGGGTTAACCGAAAATGACATGCCACTGATGTTGATGTAAGCATCAACGAATAGGCTGGCTGAATCATCGACGCCAGTGCCGTCGCTCTTCGTTGAAACGTAGAGCTTGGTGCGTGCACCAGTCTGGTCCTTAAGGACAGCCGAACCGAGGAGACGGTTGGCAATGTTCTCTTGGTCGCCGGTGAAGTAGACCGTCATCGTTCCAGTAGCGGAAGCGAAACCGGATTGGGTTTGGCGGAAGTTGGCCAGCTTGGAGCAACCGTCATCTGCGCTGTCGAAGCAGGGCAGAGTTGTGACGTCTAGTTCCTCCCTAGATATATCCAAGGAGAAGTCCCTCACTCCACAAACCGCATAGAAATCGCAGAGTTCGATTTCGATGATGCCTGCGTCTGCTGTGCCTGTGCCGCCGTCACCGTTAACAGTGATGGCCGCTCCATTGGCTGTGCCGGATATTTCAATCCAGTCGGTGCCGGTTGCTACGACGTAATAGCCACGGACGCCCGACCCAGCTTGGAAGACGCTGTCGACTTCGATGGTAAAGCCGCTTCCACCACCACCGCCTACAGAAGCGTCATCAACGCCGAGCTGGTCGGTGGCTTTGTAGCCGTTGCCGCCGTCAACGAGGATGGAGCCAGGAGCCATGCCACCGCCGGAAACGAGGATGTCTGCTGTCGCTCCAGAGCCTGAACCGCCGGTTAGGGCGACGCCGGTGTAGGTGCCATCGGTGTAGCCAGATCCCGCAACGGCACTACCGAAGCTGAGGATCGTGCCATCCTGAACAACCCTTGTGACAACGCGGTCGGGGTCGGTGCTTGCTTGGAGTGCGGTGTCTAAGCTAGCGCCAGGATCTTCATAGAAGCAGACGATGTCGCCTACTCGGAAGTCGTGGGTGCAGGGGACTGTGATATGGCTTGTGGTGCCATCAGTCCCGAAGTCGGAAAAATCTTTCAGGCAGAATGATGTTCCTGGGGGTTTGAATTCAATGGAGCCATCCTGTCCCGTTAGGACAGAATCTCCGCAAATTTCAGCCATTTGGCCTCCTAAAAAAACTGGGGTGTGGGGGCATCGACTAGGCGGGGGCTCCTAGTTAAGTGCAGTCTAGACGCCCGTATATCGCCCAGTGAAGGCAGCTGTCACCACGAACAATTGATGCACGGCACCCTCGTCGTTGGCAATCGACCTAGGACCGTCAAGATTGCTCAGGTAGACCTTTGTGTCTGCGAATGGTGAAGTGCTATCAATGGCAGAAAATCCAATCTGCGACCAAGCCCGCAAGACTCCAAAAGATATATCCTCGCCAGCGGCGCTGCCCGTGTTCGCTGGGGTGTATATGTAAGCGGTAATCGTGCCGCCAATGTTGTCATTCCCAGGACACCCAATCGTGTCGGCTTTGACTTCAGCGAAAGAAATGGAGATTTCGGCATACGTGGCACTCGCATCGGGCTGCGTATGAGCGACGTTGTCATAGAATACGTCACTGAGGCCAGCGGCGGTCAGAACACCAGCTGTACTTGATTCTAGGAGCCCACGGATTTTCAGGTAGCTCATAGGACATTCACGGCTTTTCTAACCGCGCCATTGACGACCTTCTGCCCATTCGCGTTGAAGTAAGCCGGGAACCAATTCGGGGGCTGGCTTACGGCGTAGCTTCCAAAGGCGAGTCTTTCTGCGTATGGCAGGTTGTTGACCAAATGATACTTCTTCTTCCAATCCAGTGGCAGCCTAGTCGCGTCCAGTTGTGGCTGGTTTCGGCTATCTGTCACCGATTCATTCGTGCCGACACTCGCGAACCAGTTGGAACGCAGCCGCCCTTCGTCGACTGGGCTAACCTTCGTCGAGCCTAAGTCTTCTTGAAACTTGATGATGGTGCTCTTCAGCACGAGACTGAGAAACCTGTCTAGATCTTCACTCGCTACAGCCAACTTCTTCATGACTCAGCCCTCACCTTGCATGCGTAGTTCTCGTCTCCAGAATACTTGGGGTCGACGCTGGTGATGTTGTACTTCCGCCCTGCGTATTCAAGGTAGTCATCGGTCGTAGGGAACATGTCGCCGATGTAGGCCGTGTTCATCCAGACTTCAAGATATAGGTTCTCGCCAGTCGTGCCCTCCCCCGTGCTACCAGAAACGGCAACAGCACCCGCTTTGGCGTAAGCCTGCTCTGACCCGCTCACCTGACCTGTTGCAGGGTCGTAGACGCCTGGCGTCACCCGGATGTATGTCAGGTCGTCAACCCGGAATAGGTCGACGAGCGTCTTGGCTAGGGGCTTGGCCCAGGCATCTTGGGAAGCTGGCATCAGTAGGGTGGCGTGGGCATGTAGTTTGCAGTGACGACAGCACTCGGAGACAGCGCAGGCTGAGGACAGCAGTCCCTAGTCAATATCCTGCCTGAATCACTGCTTATGACGTATATCCAGCAGCCTAGGACGGCCTCGAGCCATGGATATTCCTGCAGCAATGGTGGCTGGTCGCAGTTGTCGCAGGCTGTGCCAAAGTTGTTGTTGAATTGTGCGTATTCGATTTCCAGGTCGCCGAGTTTCTGACGCTTCGTGAACGTGCCTGAAGGTGCGTTGCCGCCGTTCTCGCCAAGGATTGCATTCGGGTTCTCGGCAAGCTGCATGGCCACCAAGACTTCGGCCTCACCGATTTTATACGGGATGCCAGCACAATCTGCAGCCACGCCATCACAGCTGCCGCCCTGCCTGGGCCATTTCAAGCGCTGGGTTGCAGTACATCTTGCCCCCACATACTCGAGAGTTTCCATCCACATAGTGGCTTGGATTAAAGACAGATTCTTTTCCTCAATAGTGCGAGCGGCCCAGACATCGCCACCCTGCAAGTTGTCAGCGATGGCCTCGGCTGCTGCCAAGTCAACATAGCTGTTGGAAGCCGCGCCGCCCAGTGTTGCATCAAGAGTCGCCATTAAACGTTCTCAGTGTGGGTAATGACCCAGCCTTCCTGGCTTAATTCTAGACGCTTTCTCTTGGCGTCCTTGACTGGGACGTCAACGAGATTGAAGACGCCACCACGATAGGCATGTAAGCGAACTAGGTTAATCATCTTGCGGAGGCTTCCGGGATGTGCCCTTCAGTCTAGACATTGAAAAGCCCCCTTGGCGGAGGGGGCTAAACGTGGACAACTAGCGCTTAAGCGTAGGCTGTTCCCGCGATTGGGGTGTTGACGTTGATTTGCACGATGGGGACAAGCTTGGGTGTCTGGTAGGCCAGAGCCCAGTTGCCGCCGGTGGCAAGGCCAGCGTTGTCGGGGTTGTCGCCTGCGTTGCTCCAGGTGGTGCCCATCACGTGCATGCCGTAGTGGTAATCAAGCGACATGACATCCTGCTTGGAGAGGATGTTGCGGTCAACCTCCGTGCGGAGCTCCTGCTGAACACCTTCATTCACCACGCCGCCGCCGAAGGCGTAGACGGGGAAGCAAGGATACTCGCCGGTCGTTCCAGCGTTGGATGGCTCAAGCAGGTCGTCCACGATTACGCGGGCGCCCATGAAGTAAGCAACATCCTCGTTGCGGAGGTTGATGCCGCCGCCGCCCCACTGGATGGCTCCACCGTCGACCAGGGAGGAAGAGGAGAAGGTCAGTGCGCCGACTTGGACGAGGTAGTAATACACGGAGCTGTGCATTGCTACGGCTGTGATGTCGCCGCCGCGTTCGCCGAGTACAGCGCGGGCTTCAGCAAACACCTGAGCGGTCAGGTAGTTTGACTCGTCGGGTGCAGCTGTGCCGGAGCACTTGGCAACGACGTTGTCGGTGAGGGCTGTGTCGAACAGTCCTTCGACTTGAGAGATGAGGGTTGAAGTGCGAAGCTTCAGGATGGCGCGGGTCAGGTAGCTGCGGATCGCAGCCATTGGGTCAGCGCCAGAACCGAGCGATGACAAATCATCCACTGCATAGGAGAAGCCCCTGTGCATGATGGTCATGATTTGCTCATCCGCAGTGATTTTCTGGGGAGTCAGGTATCCAGCACCACTGGTTCCCCAGGTGGAGTTGGACTCGATTTTCTCCTCGGTGGGGTTGATTGGCTGGAAGAATGGCACGCGGACACGTACACCACCAGCGCGGCAGTCAAGGGCGCTGTTACGCACCATGACGCCGGACTGAATCCATGCGCAACGCTCGAAGATTTCTTCGCTGATGTAGCCCAGGAATTCTGGACGTGTTACCAGGTCGGGAAGGAATGTTCCGCCTGTATAGTTCTGGAATGGGGCTGCCACGGCAGTAGGCTCCTGAGAAAATTAGTGTTAGGACTTGCCCCTCGAAGCTTCAGCTTTTAAAGCTTTAGCCAGTTCGGGGTTTTCAACTTCAAGGCGTAAAACCTCCGTCAAATTGCCCCCACGGTAGGGATTATCCCGACCGGGAGAAACGCTAGATGCACCTGCTGCATTCATACCCTTGGATCCTGAGGCACCAAAATGATGCTGCCATTCAGCTGATTGCTTGAGATTGGCGAGGTAATCCCCCAGCGGTTGCTCAATGCCCCCATTGAGAATTGCGGGTGAACCCTCGCTATCTAGCCGCAACGCAGACTGAAGAAGCGTATACATCTGCTGTGAGTTAAGAGCGCCTGCAGTGTTAATCTGCGACAATGCTGCAGCCTTTAGCCGGTCTCTCGAACGCTCTTCCGTCACAGACGAAAGTTGAGCTTTTAGGTCGAGAATTTCGGCATCCCGTTGCAACACGGTCTTTTTGGCGTCTTCCCACAGCTGCTTGAATGCCCCCTGGTCTTCCAGGTTTTTTTGTGCAGCTGATTGCTGTAGCGTTTTTTGCTCTTCAAAGTCTTGCTTTAGTTTGGCAAGCTCTGAGCGAGCATCATCTGCATCCTTCTTCGCTTGCTTCGCATGAGAGTTAGCAAGTCCAAGCTTGTGCTTAAGCAAGTCGGAGTCGGCACTGCCGGTCGATTGCTCAGAAGGCATGACGGCCTTGTTGAGAAGGGCGGGGTCTACGGCCACGGGCACGTCGGGGCTGGTCACAGACTCAGCTACCGCTAATTCCTCAGACATAGTGGAGTGAAGTTACTCCCCCATCTTATCGCCTTGGATAATTCTGAATAAATGCATCCAGTTTGTTTTCAATCCGAATCATCTGCTCTTTGAGCTCCGTCATAGTGGCCATATACTCATCCTTGGTGATGTAGTCTCTGACGACCAAAAGCTCGACTCCGTCCACCCGACGGTCAACATCACTGATGCGAGAATGCATGCGGTTCGTCAGGGCGGCAGCGCCAGCCAATACCGCAACTGCGACCGACACGCCCGCTTCAATCAAAGCCTTAAGACCCTCTTCTACCTACAGGATAGCGGCGCACATAAAAAAAAGGGGGCCAGGTGGCCCCCATTTTACTTGGGTTGGGGGTTTAGTAGCCCGCGTTGGTTAGGCGTGTGTTGATGTCGTTCAGTTGGGTTTGGAGGTTGTCGGCTTCGGAGGCGATTAGGAGGGCGACGGCGGATTCGGTGATGCGGGTGTCGATCTGGGTTTGGACGCTGCTGGTGGCGTCGAGGTAGCTGAGTTGGGTGGCGGTGCGGTCGCCGAGGGTGGCTTCGGTGGTGTCGAGGCGGCCAGAGAGGGTGTTGTCTGCAGCGAGGCGAGCGGCTGCCT